CAATGCGGGAGAAGTTGCACGTGCCGGAAGGCTGGTGCGCCTCTGGGCGGAGAGCGAAGGAGTAGCAGTTGATGCCCGTGGAAGGCGTGCGGCAGTGGTGCTGGTAAGGCTGGACCTTGTCGAAGTATGAGCCCTCACGCTCCGTGAAGCGGTCCTGGCCGTTGAGCTGAAGCTTCGCGACCTCAACTGGGTTGCCACCCTCGCAGCGGATGTCGGACTCAAGGATAACCTTACCGAGGAGGAAAAGGTTGGCATTTCCATCATCTGAGAAGTCCGTGTCGTTAATACCCGTCTTGTCATTGACCGTCGTTAGACCGTGGACTGACGCATCGAAGTCATCGGAGTAGTTGAAAGGCTGGACACCGAGCCAATACGTATTGGCAGTTGACGTCGTTGAGCAATCAACGAATGAATCACGCTGGACGACCCAGAAGAGCTCCTTAACGGGGTGGTTAAAGTTAAGCTGGATCTTGTTTGACGATGACGTGATTGACTCGGCACCCGTGTACTGGACCTGCTCGATGAGGTACTCGTGGCTCTGCTGGGCGAAGCGGCGGCGCTCCTCCGTGTCGAGGTAGCAGTAGTCGACGTAGAGTGACGCACCCGCGAGCGAGCCGAAGTTAGATAGAGCAGACGACGCAGTGCCACCTACCATGCTGCCGTGCCAGGCACAGAGCTGGATTGAGTTGAACTCTACATTGATGCGAACCTCGTGGTACTGGAGCGCGATAAGGGGGATCGCTACACCAGGGTTGCGGCAGAACCAGAACTGGAGGGGGACGTAGAGCGTCGTGGCTGGGAGCGCGCGGAGCGCGCCACATGATGATAGCTGGCCGTTCGTTGAGCATGGCTGGGGAGGGAGATTGCCAGAGGCCTGCGTAGGGAACGTAAGCGCCGCCGTCTGGCCGATCATGGAGTTAAGAGCGCGAACTGAGCCAGCCTCCGTTGAAAGCTGCGTCCAGATCTGCATCCAGTCACCATACTGACGATCGATGCGCTGGCCGCCAATCTCTACCTCAACCATGTTGATGAGCTGGTGACCAACGAAGTTAACCCAGCGCGCCTGCTTGCTTGTGTCAGGCGTAACCTGAGGAAGAACAACCTGAAGGTACGTCTTGTACATCATGTCCGCGTTACGGTTGATGACGGCCGTTACACGCTTGTTAAAGTCGGCCTGGCCGTTGAACGTTACCTCAATGGACTCCACCGCGAAGTTCGTGTGGCGCTTATACAGGATCTTCCAGAACGTAATCTGGGGGTTACCTGAAATATAGACATCCTGTGCGCCGTAGCTTACAAGTTGCATAAGTCCACCGCCCATCTTGTTGTTATGTGTTTAACAAAGAAAAAGTTTCAGCCGAGAAAATTTTTCAGCCGAGGGCGACCATGAATTTTAATTCGTTGTAGTAATGGACTTCCTCTACATACCAACCTCAAATCTCCTGATAAATACGTTTATACGGGGATTTTTAGTTTTACTGGTATCGGTCTACGCTTTTAAAACTTCCTGGTATTTGGGATATTGGGCTGCTGTAATTCACGATGCTATATCATTAACAATTATTGCCCGGTAGATCCGAAACCACCAGAGCCCCGATTATCTGGTGGAGCAGGTAAATCATTCAAGCTATTAACAAAAATAATCTTCTTCCATGGAAGCCAGTTGTGCCGAACTACCTGAAAAAGACGACGCCCAAAATCAATATTATAATCAATCTCATTACCTAAACAATCAACACGAGCAATTAGCTCACCACGGTATCCTGCGTCGGCAAGTCCAATCTGGTTTGACATACGAAGAGGAGTCAGAGAAGTGGACGAACGAGCAAGTAAAAGGTATGGAACCGGGGTTCCCTCGGTATCAAGTGCGGCAAAATGCGCACCAAGCTTCATCTCAACTCCAAGGCGCGACTCATTAAATGAAAGAGTCATCTGAGGACAAAGAAGGTCAAACCCAGAATCCGACCAGCGACGGTTGTAGAGGTGAGCACTCATTGCATTGCGAAGGCCTTGATCGGGAACATAAACATATAGACTCATTTGGTTTATGACGCTAGATCTATGTAAGTCTTTAGAGGTAAGAAAGTTACGATCACTGCTAAAGTTCCACCTATCTGGGCTAATAAATTGTAAAAAAAGTCCTCTCGAGTCACACGTCCGATCATAAATGCAGCAGCACTCCCGATAGGTGTAAAGTAACCAGTTGTAATACCTTTTGCCATACTGAACATCGCAAAGTATACAATGGCCATTATAGTTGGATCTCCTTCCGTCAGTAACTTCGCATAAATAATAGTTACGACGCCAATTAGTTCAATAAAATACTTATTGAGCATTTGTAGTTATACAAAGCTATTCAAATACCATGCGTGGAACGATATGCATTGCCTCTAATTCCTGACTCCACAGTTTGACAGCGTATGGAATGGTTTTCATGAGAAACTGAGTTTGGACTCCGCAGGTGCCGCAGTGATAGATATTCTCAAGTGGATTGACGACGGCTAGAGTTCCACAAGACTTACAAAAGCCGGTCTTGAATGGGTCACTAACATCCATGAGACGCTCCTTAGTGAAGATTGAGGCGCCGTGAGAGATCATACAATCGCGCTCCATCTCACCAACTCGCAGGCCCCCGTCACGAGAACGTCCTTCGCAAGGCTGACGAGTTAAAGATACGATAGGGCCGCGAGCACGAGAATGCTTCTTATCAATCACCATGTGTTTGAGTCGCTGATAGAACGTAGGACCCATAAAGATCTCAGCTTCCATCATCTCACCAGTCTGCCCGTTGTAGAGAACCTCATTACCGTAGGGATGCATACCGAGCTGTAGGAGCTGTTCGCGGATATTGCCGAGAGGTAGGTGAGAGTAAGGTGTGCCGTCACCCAGAGTTCCCTTCTCGCAACAAATCTTACCATACATCGTCTCCATAAGCTGAGCGATCGTCATACGAGACGGTACAGCGTGAGGATTCATGATTAGGTCAGGACGCATTCCCTTTGCTGTATATGGCATGTCCTCCTCATTAAGCATCACGCCACAGGTTCCCTTCTGACCGTGCCGTGAACTAAACTTATCACCAACCTCGGGTACACGCTCGGAAACAACGCGAACCTTCACGAATGGGTAACCATCTGAGTTTCTATCCTGCCACACACCATCAACACGGCAAGTCTCGGAGTTCTTGTGAGTTGTAGATGAGTCGCGGAACTGGTAGCCATTTGGATCAGCCTTAATAGAGGTTACCTTGCCGATAACAACATCATTCTCAGAGATACGAGCATTCATGACTGGAACACCATTGTCACCTACCGCGTGATATGACGATGTCTTAAATCCTCGGGTATTCTCACGTCGAGCCTTGGCAAACTTCTCCTCCTTACCTGACGCAATGTTCCGGTGCTCCTCGTCTTTGTAGATAGTGTAATATAGAGTCCGAAATAGACCACGGTTGACAGCACCACGATTTAGGATAACTGAATCCTCCTGATTGTATCCACCATAGCAACCAATGGCTACCATGATATTATCTCCTGATGGCATCTCGTGAGTATCAAGAATGTTCATCATGCGAGTCTCAACAAATGGACGCATTGGTGAACAGAGAATATAACCATTCTTATCAAGGCGCTTGGCATAGTTCCGTGCGAAGATGCCCATTGCCTGTTTCCCCATAGCAGACTGGTATGTGTTACGAGGCGACTGGTTGTGGTCACTAAATGGAATGCTATTTGCCATGTGCCCCATAATGAGCGTAGGGTGAATCTCGCAGTGGGTATCCGTCGACCTAATCTCAGATGGTAACATAGCTACGCGGATAACCTCAGTCTCGCATGGATCAATATACTCTAGGTTAGTGCGGATCCAATCATTCCAATCCTGCGGACTCTCTGGAGATGGGAGAATCTTACCGTCAGCTACCCGGAAGAGGGGGCGAACAAAACGCCCACTATCAGTCTCAATATTGATGGTATAGTCGTTAATATTCCAAGAGACACCGGTATGAGGATGTAGGCGAAAGTTGCGCTTCTCCTCGCGAAGAATCTTGTGAACGCTAGATGGTTCATTCGTATACGCAACGATAACGCCGTTCAGGATAATGATTGTTCCCGAATAGCGTGTATCGAGAGTCTCGACCCACGTAATGTTAGACATGTTTTCTAGAATCTTGACAACAATACTGGCGGGAGTATGCTGAGTAATAGAAGTCAGCATAGCCATAGACTTCACAATACCAACCGAATGGCCCTCTGGCGTCTCCACAGGACACACATAGCCCCAAGACGTGCCGTGAAGCTTGCGCGGTGCCAGGAGCTTACCAGACTTCTCAACTGGGGTCTGAATCCGGCGAACATGCGAGAGAGTGGCAGAATATGATAGGCGGTTCAAAACCTGTGAGACACCAACCTTCGTTGCATTTGACATGGAAGATGACGGCGTACCAAGACCCTGAACTGTGAAGTTACCGGTAGCCAAAGCCTGCTTCAGCTTTCCCTCGATAGTGGAAACCTTCAGAATCTTGTATAGATTATTGACATTGAGAATCTCTAGAGGGCGGGGCGTGTCACCCTTCTTCCAGATATCGTTATTCACCTCGTGAACGAACTTGCTACGGATGTCCTTGCAGACCTTCTGAAATAGCTGACGGAAGAGGTGAGTTAGTAGAGCACCAGTTGTAACGACACGCTTGTTGGGATAAGCGTCCCGATCATCAACCTTCAAGACACCATCCGCTGCAAGAAGAAGACGGTTTGTCATCCAAGACGTCATGACAATCTTACGAGCATATAGAGTCTGAGGGCTAGACTTATCCCCACCGAACTTTACATGCGGGAGAAACTCAGTGTCAAGAAGAGACCGGACATATGCATGCTTATCCTCCAGAGCCGTGCCATACTGCAAATGGTGTGTGAGATAGTTGATAGCATCATCGCGAGTATAGACGTTAATATCTGAACACTCCTTGAATGAAGCACCAAGAAGTTCGATATACTCGCCGGTCGGGCAGATAAGATTCGCAATCTTCTCGTCTTGCTCTACGCCAAAGGCACGATAGATAACCATTAGCGGGATATCCTCCTTGAATCGGGGAACGCATGCGGTGAGTGGGTAACCAAGTCCATTAAACTTGGCCGAAATGCGAATCTCAAGCTTCTTTGGTGGAGTGGTAAATGACTCGTGAAGAGACTTCATCTCCGCAGAGAACGTGAACTTAGATGATGTCTTCTTGTTAAAGAAGATCATGATTCGGTTATCAGCCACCTTCTCCTGACACAGAATCGTCCGCTCTGATCCGTGGATGATAAAGTAGCCAAATGGATCATACGGACACTCACCGATCTCCTCCTTGCTTAGCGGATAGTCGTTCATGATACAGAGAGATGATCCGAGCATAACAGGAATCTTACCCAGAGATACACCCTCAAATACCTTGATATACTCGTCAAACTCCGCTAGTCCATCGCCCTTATACGCTCGAGCAGTGAATCGAACGTCACAGAACATCTGAGCGGCGTAGGTAAAGTTGCGAGCTCGGGCCTCCTGTGGAAACATAGGCTTGATACGCCCAGTAGCCTCCTGAATGCGAGGCTTCATGTAAGTTACGTTCTCAAATGTTAGGCGTAACTCATACTTATACTTCTTTGTCTTCTCATCTTGTTCGTGCCACACCACGATTGGAGCGGTTGACGCTACAATAAGAGGAATCTTGTTACGGATGAAGTCCTCGAAAGACTCGATCTGATGGTCTACCAGCTTCGGAACACCCTTGTTTTGAAAATACATCTTGATAGCATCCCACTCCATGGTAGTAATATGAGTGTT